CACCGGGTATTCAACCTACATCCCGCCCTGCAATCCCAACGTTCTGAAGACAGCTTTGCTGGGGTGGTTGAATGGAGGTACGCTGGACACTCCTTTGAGTCCATGGTTTGCCGGGTTCAAGGGTAGGATTGATGGTGAGAATGCGACGGGCGTGTACCGCAAGGAGGGTGATGGATTTGTCGTGACCGAGCTTCCGCCGGGAACGTGGACTTCTGATTATCGCGAGTGGCTCGAGAAGGAGGGCGTGGATTATACGGACACGTCGACGGATATGGATGTCATGATCCGTGTCAAGATGCCGGAGGAGGCATTGGTCAAGTCCCTGACGACCAAGATCAAGACGACCAATATGCACGCCTTCAATGCCAAGGGCGTGATTCACAAGTACGAGACGTTGAATGATATTCTCAAGGAGTATGCCGATGTCCGGCTTGCACTCTACGAGACCCGACGACTCCACCAGATTGCCGCCTTGAAGGAGAAGGTTCCGTACCATGAGAACATTGTCAAGTTCATTGTTGCCCAGTGTGACGACAAGCCGCCGCGTCTGCACAAGAAGTCGAGGGCCGAGTGTGATGATCTTCTGGCCAAGCACGCATATGCAAAGGTGTCGGATTCGTATGACTATATCCTGCGCCTCCCAGTGAGCAGCTTTACGGCCGAGGTGATGGCCAAGCACATGAAGGATCTCAAGGAGCTTGCAGATGAGATCAAGCGCCTCGAGGCTACAACGGCCAAGGCACTGTGGCTCCACGATTTACAGTCCATCTAGTAAAGAGGATCATGGACTACAAGTCATTGCTCCAGTCGATGGACTTGAATGCTCGGACCCTGTACCCACGAGCTACTCCTCCACCTTCACTTCCAGTTGAACCTTATTCGCGCCGTCCGGCAGTTCGTGAAGCTATGAGCGGACAGGGCCACCGCACTACAGATGCAGTCAATACAGTCCAGGCTTCGCCGGATACCATGGCAGTAAAGCGCTACGTCATTCTAGACACCTCGTTGCGAGACTGGGTGAAGCAGCCCAATCCGTACAGTAACTTAATCTACAGTTTCGGCAGTCAAACCACACAGGCATCAAACCCACCCGTGTATTCCAACAATCCGTTCGTACCAACCTTTGGCACAGACTCCAATGGTAACGTCAATGTAACACCCGGTATTCCCAATACCAAGGGATGGTACTTGTCGAATGCTTTTTACCCTCCGTACAATTCATCGATTCCCAATGGAACCTTTATCGGGTATGACACTGGCTACCTGATTCAACCGTCGGGAGTTGGATTCGGAAGTTTTTTTACACCCTGCAATGTCCAGTCTCTTCGTCTGATCCGTGCAATCATGCCCCAGCGTCAATTTTTGAATTTACCCATTATCCCGGGAACGTCTAACGGATACTACGACTTGTCTGGCCCAATTCAAAGCACCTTTGCAAACAAGTCCTATTCCACCTTTACAACCTATCCCTATCTCCTGATGAATGTGAATCAGTACTATGGTCAGTATGTGGGTGGCAATGCGCAGATTCAAAAGGCCTTTTCTGTCTTGACGCAAAAGTCACGCACCCAGCAGAATTTCGCGCTTGAAGTCGGTGTTCAGCACTTTGATTACGAGCCGTGGGGAGATGAGGCACTTGTGTTCCAGAGTCCTCTTACACAGATTTCCCAACTCCAGATTTCAATCACCGATCCGTTGGGGGTGCAATTCATTCAGAATGATGGACTGACAATCAGTGTCATGCAAGGCGATGGAACGGATAACTTGTTCTTGAAGTGCTTTACCGGGTCATACCAGTACTTTACCAGCAATGACCTGCGTGTGGGTGACCGTGTCACGTTCGATCCCACTACCCTGTCCAATATCTTGAACTCGCCCATCTTGAGCAGCAAGGGAAAGAAGGATTATGTCAAGGCAATCATCAGCAATACCTTCCCGGTTCTGCAGCTGCTCGACTATGTCCCGGACTCGAACGGTATTTACCAGCCGCGTGGCACGTCGAATGCACGTGTGAATCCATACAACACTTCCTACAATGGATTCTTGATCCCCAATTTGTTTGTATCAAACGCAACGGGTGATGTGACAGTCCTGTATTCCAATGTGGATTCTGCACCTCCTTACAGTGTACTGGACCCTCCGCAAATCGTAGGATCGAACTTGCCATTCTTGAATGTTTCGATCCAGCCGGTCTTTACATTCGAGCTCATGTGTCTGCAACCGGATACAGGTATGCTGAAGGGAGGAAAAATTGTATAGTAACAGTAAATGAGTTCGCTCTCTGATTTCTACACCCAGACAGCCATCAAGAACGCGCCCAAGCACACGGGCAAGCTTCCCTTGAGCGACGAGGAGGCACGCATGCCGGTTCCCAGTGAGAAGCTGTACACGAACGATCCCCATGTCGTTCCGAACACAATTGCCGAGGCGATCCAGTACCGCCACTCGGACACGCCGCTCAACAAGGTCTTTTTCAGTCAGACGAATATCGACAATTTGCAGGACAAGATCCGTAGCACGGTTCTTCTCATGAGCAATGGCGAGTTCTCAATCAGCCCGCAGAATGAGGATGATCTTCGGCTTATCATGCGCTCGTACTACCTGCAGTATGCCGAGAACAACCCCCAGCGTGTTGCCAAGGAACTCGAGGATCTCAATCGCCGCACAATCGACTATGCCAGCAACCGTATCATGGTGGAGATCTATGCCTACAAGCGCTACCGCAAGGATATCCTGGACTTCCCGGAGCCGATTGCCAATCCGATTGATGTGCATATCTACGGAACGCGCACAGGCGAACTCAAGTCGTTCTTTTAAGCGTCTTCAATTTCCAGAACGAAGACAATGGAGTGCCGGTTTGCGGGATTCACGTTTTTGTTCACACACGGTCAGTGGTTTGTTCATGATCCGTACTGGCGCCCAGTTACATGTGTTGAATGGACGGGAACAGAGTTTCGTGCTCCGACACTCTTTGCAGATCCCATGAACCCCAACTATGCCTTTGGATCTCCGGACATGAAGGAGTACTGCGAATCAATTGAAACACCGGAAGAGGTTCCAGAACGCCTGGTATGGATTGGAACGCCTGAATGGTTCTTTGATCGCCCGGTTGTCCTGTCCCAGTGTGCACCACGCACAATCGAATCCTGGAGACGAATGAATGTAAAACGACGCACCTTCCGGTCCAAGCGCGGCAAGGCGTTTACGAAACGGAACTGGAGCTAGATAAAATGCGCATTAATCTGATTGGCAATTTCAATCCCAATACGGGAGTTTCGCAAGACGTGTCGATTCTACATGGGTTGATCGTCCACGTTCTTGGTCCGGAGACACGAGTTCGGCGTGTCCCTCATTTTCATCCTCAATGCCCCCAGGCCGAGATCAATTTCTTCATTGAAGTTGTCAACCCGTGTCTCTTCAACTATGCAGGGTACAATATCTGGATCCCCAATCCGGAATGGACGTACCAGACATGGATTCCGTACCTGCACATGGTCGATGAGGTCTGGGCAAAGACAGAAGAAGGACTTGAACTGTTCAAGGCCGCTGGAGCCAAGCGTGTCCTGAATGTAGGCTGGACATCGATCGATAAGGGATTCGCGCCCAAAGACTGGTCCAAGGCGGTTGTTCCCGTGGGCAAGAACGTGTGGCGCGACCCCAAGCCGATCGTGCAGGCGTACATGCGTCTCAAGAATGACCCGGTGTATTCCCGCTTGCCTGCCCTGACAATTGTGTCCCGCCTCGAAATGCCGGTCATCCCCGAACAGGTGACAGACAAGATCACGCGCATCGAGTTTCTGCCAGAGGACGAGTACAAGAAACTTGTCCAGGAAGCAGGACTGGTGGTTTGCACGTCGGCAGCGGAAGGGTTTGGTCATGCAGTCAATGAGGGCATGTCGACGGGAAGTCTTATGATCCTGTCGCCAATCGCACCGTTCCGTGAACTCACCAAGGAAGCCTTGTGGGTCTCTACAAGCAAGTCCATGAAACACCCTCAATGTCTCGGTACACTTGAAGATGTCGAGATTGACTCGATTGTCGATTCCCTCAAAATGTACTGTGACATGAGCGTTCCGCAGCGCGAGGCACAGTCGCGTCGTATGCGCGAAGCGTACGAGGATCGGCACGAAGCGTTTATTGCTCGCATGACGGGTGAACTCAAGAACCTTGCAAAGATTCTTCCCTACTCGATGGAGGCACGTCTCCCCGAAGAGAGTGACCTTCCGTCCGTGTCGGTAATTACGCTGACCCGTGATCGTCGCGCCTTCATCCCGCTTGCCAAGTACTGCATGGTTGCCCAGACCTACCCGGAGTCCAAGATCGAGTGGGTGATTGTGGACGACGGTAAGGATCAGATCAAGGATTTAGTCTCGGACCTTCCGAATGTTACGTATGTCCTGGTCGACGAGCCCATGACGATTGGTGCCAAGCGCAATCTTGGTATTTCGCGGGCCAAGCACGATGTGTTGATTATGATGGATGATGACGATGTGTACCCGAACAATTCCATCCTGACACGCGTGGCCCACCTGTTCATGGAACCTGCAGCCGGGTGCCTGTTTTCGACAGTGCTGCCGTCCTATGATATTCACGAAACCAAGTCGTTCATGAATGTTCCACCCATCACGCTGCCCATGGCCCAGCGTGTTTCGGAGGCGACGATTTGTTGTACACGAAAGTTCTGGGAAGACAAGCCGTTCCCGGATCAGCAAATTGCAGAAGGAGACGCATTCATTTCCGGTCGGGAACAAATGTGTCGGGAGATTTCCCCCCAGGATGTGATTGTGAGTTTGACGCATCGTAAGACCACGTCGTCACGCAAGGCGCCGGCGGGTGAACCGAATGGATGTCATTATGGATTTTCAGATGATTTGTTTACACTGGTGTCCGAGATCGCTGCTCGACTTACATGAACGGCCAGTGCTTGCGGCTGCGGCGCGAGCGACGGCGGCCGCCCTCCATGCCACCCGCAGAGGCCGGGGACAGCGGCTGCGTGGCGCCCGAACCGCCGCCAGACATCACGTGGGCCTTCTTGGCGCGCAGGGTGAGGGCGCGCTTGCTGCCCGACGTCTTCAGGCCGGCCTTCTTCAGCGCACGCTTAAGCGTCTTGGCGGTAACTCCGTTCTTGCGACGACCGGCAGTGGCGGGCTTGTTCATCATAGGCTCCATTTGTTTACTTAAACGCGAAGAAAACTTTTGAAACTCAAGCTGAACAAGAAACGCAGCTCGAAGGCTCGACAGTAAATTGCTGGGCCTTGGCGGCTGCCTTGGTTCGCAAATAATAACACCCCGTCTTGAGTCCCTTTTTCCATGCATAAAAGTGCATGCTCGATACCTTGGAGGGGGTGGGCTCGGCGAGGAATAAATTGAGAGACTGGGACTGGCAAATAAACGGTGCACGGTCGCGAGCCATATTAATCAAGGTCTTCATCGGGATCTCCCACACTGTCTTGTAGAGCTCGCGGACCTCGGCGGGGATGGCGGCAATCGACTGGATCGAGCCGTTATTGGCAATGATATCTGTCCGGACATCCGACGTCCACAGTCCAAGCCTGACTAGATCTTCCACCAGGTACTTGTTGACAACCATAAACTCTCCGGCAAGCACGCGGCGAGAATACAGGTTGGACGTGAAGGGCTCGAAACACTCATTGTTGCCCAGAATCTGTGATGTGGACGCGGTGGGCATTGGCGCAATCAATAGAGAGTTCCGCATGCCTCCCGAACACAACCTGTGCAGCATGTTCCAGTTCAAATAAGGAGTATGGGTCGGCTTCTCACCCCATAGATCAAACTGCATCTTCCCCTCACTCATTGGCGAGTGCTTGAACGTCTCATGGGCTAGGTCGGAATTAATACCGAGTCCACGCCAATTGTCAGCCGATGCACCTAGCATGCTCGTGGTTGCAGCAGCATAGTAAATGTTCTCAAAGATCTCGCGATTCAGATCGGCAGCCTTTACCGAGTCCCAGGGAATACGGAGGATGGCAAAGACGTCGGCAAGGCCTTGGACTCCGATTCCGATGGGACGGTGGCGGAGATTGGAGGTCTTGCACTTCTCCGTCGGATAATAGGTCTTATCAATGACAACATCCAAGTTGCGAGCCAAGATGGTCGTATACTTGCGAAGCAGTTCAAAGTTGAACCGATACTCTCCGTCGTGGGCATAGCTCCGGTAGACAAACTTGGGGAGAGCCAGAGACCCGAGGTTACAGACCGCCGTCTCGTCGGGCGAGGTGTACTCGATGATTTCGGTGCATAAATTTGAGGACTTGATGGTTCCAAGGTGCTGCTGGTTAGACTTGGCATTACACGCGTCCTTGTACAGCAAATACGGACCGCCTGTCTGAATCTGCGCATCTACAATCATCTGCCAAAGTTTCTTGGCAGGCATCTCCTTCATGGCGAGGTTCTTGCGCTCGTATCCACAGTAAAGCTCATTGAACTCGTCACCCCAACAGTCGGCAAGCCCGGGGCACTGGTCGGGACTGAAGAGCGACCAGTGTCCGTCCTGCTCGACGCGCTGCATAAACAAATCGGGAATCCAGAGACCATAAAAGAGATCACGAGCACGCTCATCGTCATTGCCCGTATTGAGCTTGAGACGAAGGAACTCCTCAATATCTGCATGCCAAGGCTCCAAGTAGATAGCGAAAGACCCATTACGCTTGCCTCCTTGATTGACGTACTTTGCCGTGTCATTAAACACCTTCAGCATCGGGGTCAGTCCAGTAGACTTGCCGTTGGTGCCCTTGATGGCCGAATCTCGAGCCCGGATATTGTGGACCGACAAGCCAACACCGCCCGCCCACTTGGAAATCTGGGCACACTCGCCGAGCGTATCGTAAATTCCCTTGATGCTGTCCTCCTGCATGTGGACCAGAAAGCACGAGGACAACTGGGCATGGTTCGTCCCCGAGTTGAAGAGGGTGGGCGTAGCGTGAATGAAAAACCCCTGCGACAAGGCATCGTAAGTTTCCTGGACACGGGGAAAGTCATTGCCATGAAGCTGAATTGCCACCCGCATCCACATGTGCTGCGGCCGCTCACCCGGGAGCATGTACCCCCGTTGAAGTGTCTTGAACCCGAAGTAGTCAAACATGAAATCCCGCTCCCACGAAATCATGGATGTGTACGTCATCCAATGCGTCTGCACGATATCGCGATACTCATCCGAGAAGACGGAGTGGCGTACAATGTGATACATCGTATCCGCATTCATCTTCTGGTGGTTATCCACCAGAATCCGGGCCGCCAGCTTACCATAATTCGGGTGGTGACGAGCCTGCATCATGGCACACGTCTCGGCGGCAAACTCGTCGAGTTCCGACGTCTTAATGCCGTCTTGAATCTGGTTGCACACCTTCTGCGCGACCAAGTCGGGATTGACGTGATCAAGACCCTCTGCGAGCTTTTGAATGCGTGTTAGTACCTCGTTGAATGAAACAGGAACCTTTGAGCCATCACGCTTTGTTACGTAAATGTGATCAGACGGCATTATAAGATCCATGTTCCCTATATGTAAACAAGATTAGGATTTACACCTTTTTATCAATCATCTGGTAATGCCAACAACAGTTGTTACAATGTTCTTTGCTCTTCGCGACTTTCCAGACGCAACACCATCGGTGCGTCCAACCGAGTTTTATCTGGACAAGGGTCGGGCGACATTGGCACTACCGTACCCCATGGTGATTTTCTGCGATGAAAACACCAAGCCATTGATCGAGCCATTGCGTCCTGCGGGACTCGATACAACCTATGTGGTCAGGAAACTCACAGACTATGAATTCTTTCAGACACTGTGGCCTGTGATTCGAAAGAACCGAGAGACCATGGAAAGTCCGGATCCTCGGAATACCTCATCCTATTTCCTACTGTGTGTCTTCAAGTTTATCGCCATGAAGATCGCCAAGGACGTATCACCTGCAGATACATATGCATGGATCGATTTCGGCGGCAGTCATGTGCTGCGAGACTTTGATGGAGCTGCACGACGCATGCTGGACCGTCCTCGACCCAAGTTTGCGTGCTGCTTAATCCGCTATCGGTCTGAACATGAAATGTATCCAATCAAGGAGAAGTGGGGACTTGCCGGAGAGTGTGGCATTGGCGGCACGGCATTTACAATTGAATCCGACTATGTGGAGAAGGTCTGCTTCCACATCATGTCTCTGCTGTATAAGCATGTTGCAATCGGTGTTGGTCATTCAGATGAGCAATTGATCACATATCTATGGCGCGAACAGCCTGATTTGTTTTCCCTCTACTACGGAGACTACCAATCGATCCTCACCAACTATCACGAAACCGTAACGGATCATATTTCCGTTTGGAACAATATCATTCACATTGCAAGTGCGAATGGGGACCATACCCTTGCGTCTCACATTGTCTCCACTCTGACTGACAAGTTCATTGACTCTAGTTCGTGAAGGAAGAGCGTCATTGCATAGGGCATCTGGATCTTCTCCCGGCTTGTGTCAAGTACTCCCCTTTCAGCATCAAAGAGCATCTCTACCCCATCGGATCGATCCATCAAGCTTTCGTGGGTAAATTTGGCCATGCCGTGCGTGATCAGGGCATCACGCTCCATCTCACCAATACGCAATCCACCTCCATCGCCGCGACCCTCCACGGGCTGGCGCGTCAGTAACTTCTTGGGACCCGTTGATCGGTAATTGATCTTGTCTTCGACCATGTGCTTCATGCGCTGGTAATAAGTGGGTCCCATAAAAATCTCGGCTTCCATCATTTCACCCGTGTATCCATTGTACAAGATTTCAGAACCATACGGTTCGAATCCTTGTTCACGCAGCGTATGATGAAGGAGCTGCACTCGGTTCTTGGTTGTAAAGGGCGTTCCATCCACAAAGGCACCCAAGTGAGGCGCCAATTTACTCGATGCACTCTCGATCCACTGACCAATGGTCATGCGCGTCGGCAAGGCGTGGGGGTTGAAGATCAAGTCCGGGCGCACACCCTTGGATGTGAAGGGCATATCCTCCTCCTCGAGAATCAGGCCACATGTACCCTTTTGCGAATGACGACTTCCGAGCTTGTCTCCCAGCACCGGGTAACGCTCCTCCACAATCCGGATCTTGATACCCTTGAGTCCATCGCGTGTTGCATATTGATAGACGCCATCGATCCGGCCACGCTGCCCCTTCTTGGGAAGATGAGAGCTGTCCACATACGACTTGACAGTTCCATCTGGATTACGGATCGGCGTTCGCATTCCGACTAGCACAGTTTGTTCCGTCACCATTGTTCCAACCTTGATTACACCTTCGCCATCCAGTGCAGAGTAATCAGCCTCTTTGCGTTTAATATCCGGGTCTGTTGTGACGTTCGAGATTTCTACATGAGTCTGGGTTGCCGGATCAAGCATCTCTTCTGCAAAGTCGTATGAATGGATGTAGAGGGATTGGAACATACCCCTGCGCATCGAAGTTGCATTCAGCATCACGGAATCTTCCTGATTGTACCCACCATAGGTCGTGATGGCTACCAAGACGTTCTCACCATACGGCATGCATCCTCCACGACCCATCATCTCATTGTACATCCACGTTTGTGTCAGCGGCTTTTGCGGGTTGCACAGCATCACGGCAATGGTGTCGAAACGCTTCCGGTAATTCGTGTGGTACCACGCACACGTCTGTTTAGTCTGTGCGATTGCAAAGGCGTTACGGGTTCCCGGATTGTGGTCCGAAAAGGGGATCAAGCACGTCAGAGCGCTCAATGAAAAGGATGTATGAAGTTCCGAGCGCAATTGAGGGTGGAGTGCAAAGGACAGGCGCAACGTGTCTGTTTCCAGAGCATCAATGTAATCAATGTATCGCAGAAACTCCTCCCATGTCTTACAGGCCATCAGGTCCTGTTGCGTGACGCCTTCGCGGTACACGGGCCGGATAGGGCGCCCAGAGTCACATGTGATTGTAAATACGTTCAGAACACGATTCCATCCCAGAGATACCGAGTAATCAATCCGCCCTTCCCGCCGCGCGTTAAGCAAGGACGCATACAGCTCTTCTGTCTTCAAAGACGCACACACCAATTCAGAATTTACAAACACGGGCGTCCACACCGGATTCCAAAGAGATGGAGAAAGATCAGTTAACGGAATGCAGTTTTGTTTAAGGAGTTCCTTGACCTTTGCAGACGGTGTGGCAGTTGAGATCCGAGCAAAGAGAGCCAGTGACTTGACGTACCCGATGTTACGTCCGTCCGGGGAATCGACTGGACACAATAAGCCCATCTGGCTTGCGTGGAACCGACGCGGTTCCTTCTTGTTGGAGGTACGATCCATGTTCAGGTTCGTGCGACGCAAGTGAGATACCGTTCCTGCATACGACATGCGGCTCAATTCCTGGGCAATGCCGTCTTCACCTCCCCATGCGCCCTTGAACGATTTCAGAAACTCATTCATCATGCGGTACTTTTTCCAGTACTTGTTCACCGTTTCCGGTTGAAACACATTTGCAAGATTGTTACCCTCGAATGTCTTGCGCTCGAACTGGTTGACCTGCTTATCGAGATCCAGGAGCATGCCACGAGCAACTTCGCGGTAAATACGACGGAACTCGGTAAAAAACAAATCACCGGATGTCTCGAGACGCTTGTACGAAAAGCTATCGCGATCACTGGGCGGTTCAAGACCAAGTGCCTGGTCCATCGCCATCTTGAGCATCTTTGCAAGATGGTATCCCTTGACACGCAAATCATCGTCCAAATGAGGGAACATGAGTTCGTGGATGCACCGGACAACTTCCGACTTGCTCTTTGTCCTTGTTTCACGTGCTAAAAGGTCCATGTCCGTGAGTTCATTGGTTTGCAGGTACTTTTCGTGGCTCAATACGAGTTGAGTGAAGAGGTGGGAATATGCGCTTCGGTTCGACCCGGGCACCCCGAGCATTGCGCTTTCATAAATGCTCTTATCGGTCGAAAGACCCAGAGCGCGAAATACGCTAAATAGCGGAATCGCATTGCGGAATCCGGGCATGGTGATGGTAGACAGACGCTTGTCCTGACCCAGGTTTGGATCCGTTTCATTCACAGTCGGTTCAGACGGAACGACAAGAAAGTGTGTAAAGGGTCCACGACTTCCATTCTCGGAAATTGATCGAATAGCAGCATAGTACTCGCGATCATCCGAGTATGCCGTATCCTCTAGACCCTCCTTGCGCTTTTGAACACCGGCGTAGAACATATTGTTGCCCAGTGTTTCCTGTGTCAGCAGCACCTTTTCAGCACCGTCAATCACAAAATAACCACCCAGCTCGTACTTGCATTCGCCGTACTGATATCCGTCAAGGCCTGTAAGGTAGCAGTACTGGCTCCGGAGCATGAGTGGGATCCGACCAATTTCAATGTCCTTGAATGTCACGGTCTTTGCACTTGGCATAACGTACTCAACTTCAATGTCGGCAATCAGGGTGAGCTCATAGGTTGTATTGTCGAGGCGACACGCGTGGGGGACAATTGCAGTTCCGTCCTCATTTGTCGGAGGGAGCCACTTGACGGTCCCCTCCTTACCGCCAATAAAGACGCGAATATACCGCCCGTTGGGTAGTTCTAGCTCATGGGGGTTTGAGGCCCGAATAAAATCCGGAATCCGAGTGCCGACCATTGCATCGAAGGAATCGAGATGGTGTTGGACAAGTGGAACTGTTTTGAAAAAGGTTCGCAGCGCATGCACAGGAAGTTCCATTGTGTATGGAAGGCATTTTCTCGTGTCACACCAAACTCGGCTAATGTGGAGCGAAACACGTCGGCCCTTGTTTTTGGAGGATGTGATTGGACACACAGAGGTCAAGACACGGCTAACAAGTTACCTCCAAACCAAGCCGTACAAGTCTGTGTTTCTTTTGCATGGTCCCCCGGGAATCGGAAAGACGACACTTGCCCTGGCATCCATTCGCTCCTGCGGAATGGAACCGATCGAAATTAACGCAACGCAAACGATGCGTAGTCACGAAGATGTTGCGAAACTCGTCGCCAGTTACCGGAGTGGAAGGTCGATTTCATCCATGATTCGTGGCGACTCCAAAGCATCGTGTCTAGTTCTAGACGAAATCGATGGCTCGGACTCTCATGCCCAGCGAAAGTTAGTTGAATGGATTGATGGGGAACGGACATTGCCAATCCTCTTTACGTGCAACGAGGTTCCCCGTGTGTTTAAAAACTGCAAATCGATCGAGATTGTTCGGTGTCATCCTCCGAAAATAGCGGAAATCGAGCAGCTGTTGCATCGAGATGTCAAGAGTCTTGCGCGGGAATGTCAACACGATGTTCGCCGCATCCTGCATCGTCTTCAGTATGGAGTATCGGATACATTACCAGATCCCATTTTGCTCACCAAGTACACTCCACATGTTGCAGATATCATGAAACAGAAAATGTGGATTTCCACAGATCCCATTGTGACTGCGGCAAGGACCACCGCGAACGAAACACCTGCTTCCCGTTAACATCATTCACAACCTTGGACATGAACATTGCCGGATCCTTCAAGATCTGGGACTTGTCCACCGTGTTCTGGGGATGGCCCATGACAACAATTGTTTCTTCTGAATTGACCTGCACCATCTTTGCAGTCCATTCACGAGTGAAGGACAGCTCTTCGGCCATGGTCTTTTTGGGATCAAACCTGTTCTTATCAAAGTACCGCCTGCGGATCGTGTAAGTTGCAGCCGTACCGTGATTATCGTGAAAGGGTCCAGAGGTTAACAGGACATTCTCACGCGTCAGAAAAAGGTACATTTTGGACGACGCGGCAATGTCTGCATCTGGAGTTGCCTTTAGGGCCTTTACACCCGATGAAATCCGGGTTGGAGGATAATAATCATCGTCGTCCCAAAACACCAGATACTCCCACTCGTGTTCCAGCGCCATGGCGATGCACCGGTTCCGCATTTCACCAATTGGCTTGTTCTCGATGCGCGCATACACTGCATGAGGTGGGAGCAGTGAACGATTCCATGCTTGGTCATCTGAATCGGATGCATCCAAGACAATCCACACAGTTGGCTGAAGATCCTGGCGATTCATGCACGACAGTGAAAAATCCTGCGTCCATCTACGGTTGCGTGTCGGTATGCAAACGCACACGCTCATTATTCAGTCTCACCGGAACTCCGTATATCATTTCTGCACACCGGGCACCGGGGGCTCGTCGTGAACCACTGCCGAATACACCGATCATGAAACACGTGGCTACAGTGACGAAGCTTGGAACAGTCCTCGAGCATATCCTCCTGGCAAATTGTGCACAAGTCAGCACTCGATGTCTCAACCTGGACCAGCGAGTTCTCGATGACATCGTCCGACGGGACAATCGGAACATCCTCCATCTCTGCACCCGTACCTGCAAGATCGAAAGGAATGGTAAAGAAAAAGTTGGTTGCATTCGGATTCAGCGTTGAGGTTGCTGGGGCAGGCGGGATGATTGCCAATAGGCGAATCAGATCGAGCATCGCAGACGATGACCGCATGTGGTTGGCCAGCACACGGGCGCGCAGGGCATCTGGCAAAAAACGGGTCTGCTGGACAATATCGATATCAGACTGGATCAACTCACGCATTACGGCAAATGCAGAATCGGCAAAGTGGTCACTGCGATAATGAGCTGGCATTAGGTTATGTAACCTAACGGTTCTTAAGCCCTTTTCCAAAATGAGTCTAGGGTGCTCTGATTTGTGTGAGATGGAGACCCAAGGAACATCATTGAATCGAGCTGTTTTTCCTTGTATTGAAGTGTTGCAAGTGTTGCCTGTTCTTCATCTCCCGCAAACTTTCGGAGTTGGTTCGTGTAAATGTCCTTGTATGACGGCCGCGGCTCCACATACCCTTCAAGGCGTTCAATACAGAGCGCAAACAGCTGCGCGACTGGGTTTTGGATTTGGTTGGTAATGTAGAATTTTGCATCGTGTTCCAGTCCGTTATGTCGGACGTAATCGGCATGTTCAATGCGCTCACCTTGCATTGTGGCTCGAGGATTTACAATGTAAATGTACGGAACACGATCGCCTACCTTGGGTGCAGTTCCGGGGTCTCGTTCGGCCATACGATCAGCCAGAACACGATGAGCGATCTGCTTGGGATTCTTGTAGTCATCGCGCAACGACTTGGAAATGATGAACTTCTCGAGCGGCTCCTTGCCCTTTAGCACCCGCTGGATCTTGGTATGAACAAAGTCTTGTGCCGTTCGTACATTCTGCGTATCTAGCAGAATATCGAGAGCACCACCAAAGATATCCTTCACAATCGGTGCATTGTCACGACGTTTCAATACAATGCCCATGGACATGCGTTTCCCCTTGGCTGGGTTAGGATCCTCTTCATACTTGATTCCGACATACCGCTTCCGGCAGAAGAGAATGAAGGGTGAGAAGGTCTTTTCATAGGCGATCTTGTAGGGCTTGCGCATCTGGGATGTGATACTCTTTCCGCATGCAATACCCATCTTGATGGATTCCTCGAGGCTCTTGGTTGGGAACTTGATGAAGATGGAATCCGTATCACCGTAGACCACCTGGCCCCCAAACTCGGATTCGGCAACCTGCTTTGCGAAATAAAGGGCATTGCGACCTGCGGCTGTTGTACATGCAGCGACACACAATTTCCGGATGGGCGACGTCTTGGAGCCCGTCTGGCCGTACATGGAGTTCGCAACCACCTTGTAGGCCAACTGCAAGCCATTAAAGACTGCGCGCTGGGCCTCGTCATATTGTTGATCTTCCATCTTGGTCTTGTACTCCTTTCGCTTGGACAGGAGAGTTGCCAAGGTTTGCGGCAAGATACCTTCTGTCATTGGCTTCTCCTTTTGATGCTGAACGAATGTGCACGACGTTTCGGAGACAAAGACATCGTCATTCTTGGTGTCGTACTTGATGGTGTCCAGCACATAGCCTCTGGCCTTGAGAGCTTCAACGTCCTCGTCGCTCAACCCGTCGATCGTAACACGTCCATCGGCTGTGCGCGTTGTTTCCTGGACCAGCGTATCCGGAGACAAGTTGTAGGCGATCATGTTCGTTGGATAGAGTGAGTTGAAATCCAAGACCGAGACTGGCTGGTCAAGGTACATGCCGATCTTGGGACTGATCACAACTGCACCCTCATATCCCTGGTCGTCATCGACAGATGCCTGGGTCCGGATAATTTGATTGCGTTGAGAGGCGAAATACAGGATTGCCGAGTAAATCTTGATGCCTTGGCCACGCGCCAAGACATACTGCATCGGGACCTTGCAGACATCGGCCATACCACGCGCATTGACAATGGTATCAAGGCGCTGCATCAAGTTCAAGACCAGATCACAATCCTGGATACAGTAGCGTGCAATCCGGGCACGGTCTGCGGGTGAGCCACGATGAAGACGGAACAAGTCGTGCGGCTCCACGTCATCCTTTGAAAATGTCCATTCCAAATGCTTCATGTCTGTCGGGCTCAAATCGTCAAACAGTTCATGGACATACTCGATCGAGAAGGAGTTTGGTGTCAAGCCCGTCACCATGAACTTTTCACCGTCGCGATAGTGGTCTGACGTATTGCCCACAACATCGAACCGGACATAGGTGCCCACGAACATGCCACGTGTACTCTTGGTCTTGATGACAATCTCATCCTCCTTGACCGTCCACGAAACCACCTTGTCCCGCAGGAACACAGAGGCGACAGAATCGAGCTTGTACGATTCCAAGTTGTGCTCGCGACGCATGTTCAGGAGGAGATCGATACCTAGCCGACCCCGGATTGCAAGGGGACGCAGGTCGTACTTACCCGACGCCAGCTCGAACTTCTTTTCATCCGTGAACTTATTCACAAATCGCGGGGGCTCACCTTGCCGCGCTGCATTCTTCTTGGCAAAGGGTGCACGGCTCAAGTTCATGATTGAATCGTCGTAGGGACTGAAGAGCCCGAGTGCGCGACACCGGTCCTCGATATAGGCATCGTCAAACCCAAAGGTATTGTACCCGCACATAATGTCCGGATTTTGATCGAGGATACAGTTGCGGAAGGCCAAGAGCATATCCTCCTCCGTCTTGCAGCCCATGAAGGTAGTGTCTGGCTCATCCGATGGATCCACCTTGCCATACACAAAGACATAGCGGTGAATCGGCTTCATCAGATCGTTCGACCATCGGAACGACACGCCAATCTGTACGATTGGATCGACCCTTGCCATGGGAAAGCGTGATCCCTCGAGCGGACACATTTCCAAATCATATGATGCCACCTTGAGTGGGATTCCGGATGTCGATGGCTCCAATGTCGCATAGTGACACGTGTACATTTCATCCACATCATACTGCGGCTCATCGTCCTTTTCCGGGATATCAATTTGGACTCCTGCAAACTTGAACGGAGACCCAGGACCCAGATGACGCTCGTGGAAGAGACGAAGGAACGGATGAAGATTGCTCTCATATAGAGTTCGACCCTCGGCCTCGAGCTTGCGGATCCGATCATGGAACTGACTCTGGTTCTGACACGTCACTTTCCACACTTCGATCTGCGCCTCCTTGAACCCTGCCATGACATCATACTTTTTCACACGCTGTCCGCTCTCGACAAACTTGTCACCGCCCACGTAAAACATCGGCTTGAATCCAGTGACACGGACACAAGCAACTTTTCCTGCCTGGGTGCGGCCATATACATCGACAACGTACTGTTGCCTGACATCGTGTTCGTGCCAATCACACGGTTGGAGCTCCATTATTCTTTCGTTGGTTACGAGTCTTAAGGTCCGTTTTCCATGATAAAATCTGGATTCAAGACAATGGACTGGTTCTTTGCAAATACTCGTACAAACGTGGACACAGACCACAACAATGCTCGAGCCTACAAGGATGCTACATCTTCGGCTTGGCAAATGACAGGTCAGACAGATTCGGGTTGCTCGGAAACACTGAACCCTGCTGCAGCCATGGCGGACCAGCCTGGCTTTATCCCGACAGCAGGATTCGGCCTTGCCGGCGGGTGCAAGGTGGATGAGAACACGGAACTCAAGTGGGGCAATCCGGATGCATGGCGCGTCAAGGGGCACAAGCAGCTTTGGGCGCGTCCGTTCAGCACGACGCCGTATACGGGTGGAGGTGACCCCAGTGCCGTGGACAATGAGTCCAAGCTCATTCACTCCGAGCTCCAGCGTCACCCCAAGGATATTTCGACTGTCATGGACAAGTTCATTCCGAACTATTACCAGCCTCTCATTCCGACCAAGGAGGCTGATTACAAGAACGTGAATATCTGGGTTGAGGCGGATGGGTGGACACGTGGCGGCGACGCGACTCGACTCGTCATGCAAAAGGTTCAGCCCAACACTGCGTCACCGCCTCCTTCGGCTTTTCCAGCGTAACCTGTAATGAAGATCGTATTCTTTGCAACACGTATGCCCGACTTGTGTGGGGCCTTTTTACATGACATTGACCTCGGGATTGAACTCCAATCACGTGGTCATTCGGTCGTTTGGATGACACTGGACAAGCCTCCGCAAGGTGTGCAGGGTGGCACGTATCGTGGCTTTCGCTTCATGCACTTCACTGCCGGGTTCAATTACCTGAATGAAAGCCAAGTCTGGATTTGCCCTCACGCCCCCGCCCTCCCAGGCGTGCGTCGTGTGAATTCACGTGGATTTGATCGGCCTATTATTGCCACGTGTCACTTTGATGGACGGTACCAGGCCATTACGACCAATATGAGCACGGGTTGGAAGGAGATGCTTCTCTTCATCAACAAGACGATGGAAGCCAGTTATCGTAAGAATATCGTTCCCTTTCCTCCCCAGATTGTGCGCACGGATGTGATTCGCCCCATCCTGCACGAGTCCAAGATCAAGATGGACCAACTGCCAGATGGCGACTGCATTACTCTGGTCAATGCCAACAACAACAAGGGCGTTGTGCAGTTTTACGAAATGGCCAGGAAGATGCCGACGCGCAAGTTCCTCGCTGTCATTCCGTATTACGGAGAACTCCGCCCGCCGCCGTCACCTCCAAACATTGAATGGATTGGATTCCAAGACGATGTTCGTGTGTTGTTGAAGCGAACCCGGATTCTGGTCATGCCAAGTTATTACGAGAGTTTCGGGCGTATTGCCGTAGAGGCCATGTACAATGGAATTCCCGTTCTGTATTCCAAGCCGGTTGTGAATCCGAATGCCGGTGGGAGCACAGAGGGAATGGAAGAGTGGATCACACCGGCCGGTATTCCGTGTGAGCGTGAAGCCATTGATGAGTGGGTGGACGCCATCGCCTCCCTGGATGATCCTGAAGCATACCAAACACGCCGCGATCAGTCGATCCAACACATCCGGAATCTGGACCTCTTTACGGAAGCGTCAAAGATTGCACAGAAGGTTGAACAGTTTGTAATGGAGAATCCTGTTGCGGTTCAGCCACAGATGGTTGTTCAGAAGGAGCAGGCACGGATGGATGCGACTGCAGCGCCTTCATTGCGGCCTCCTCAACCGACGGGGCGCGTTGGACTTGTGGGTGGTAGGCTGAAATTACGGTAAGCCTCGACATCAAATCCCGCCCTTGGCGACAGCGCTCCTCCTGCTCTTCATCCATATGCGACTTACGAATCACAGACTTGATGAACTTTTCGCCGGATACCTTGGGCTTTTGCATAAGGGAATCAACAGCCGCAATCACAGAGCCGTGCGTTTCAAGGGCTTTTTGGGCATCTTCTAGGGAACAACAGGCAAGATCAGCAACTGTCTCTGCCATTTTTTAGTAGTCTAGATACAATACGATGCGTTTTATCGAGGATCTTTGCCCGCCTGCGTTGCTGTACCTGATTTTCTTGGTCGTGAGTCTCGGACTTGATTTGTCACTCGGCATGTGGTACACTGCGGCAATCAAGACTGTCGTGGGCATTGCATTCGTCTATCTCCTCGATCTTTTCTGCGGAATCGGCTTGAGCCCGGTGTCTTGGTTCCTGGTTGCGGCCCCGTTCCTGATTACAGCACTTGCCACTGCCGTGTCGATCGGAGTTGGATTTGACGATTCTGTGCAGGTTGCGCAAGTCAAGGAACAATTTGGCGGAACGGGTGGACTGCCGGGCAAGAAGGACCCGAACCCGGCTGTGCCTGGAATCGATCCGCCGGCCGACTCCAATGCGATTGAAACCGTTTTAACCCTCGGTATCTAAAGTTGTAAATGTACTTTCTCGCAGAGGGAAGTGCGTCGAGCCTACACCCCATGATGTCTACGCTGCCCAAACATGTGGATGGACGTACAACTCTCTTGTTCCCGGAACGCGGAATCGCCAAGTGGTTTTACGAGTCTGGAATTGCCGAGAAGAATGTTATTGAGTGGGCGGGTCGTACCTTTGGACACCCGGACAAGATCTTTTTGGATATTGGCGCCCATGTTGGAACCTATGCATGGTCAATCGCTCCCAAGTTCAAGCACACATATGCGTTTGAATGCAATCCCAAAGTGTTTTGTTACCTGGCTGCAAACATTGCGTTGCATGACCTGACGGATACAATCACCCCTATTCACGTGGGTCTCGGGGACAAGCCCGGGCGCCTGCCACTCATTGTCCGCTCCGAAGATGGAGGAGGCAATGGTGTCAAGAAATTGACGGATGGAGATGTCGGTGGCAAGGAGGTGGAGATCCGGACACTGGATTCATACGGCTTGATCAATATCGGATTCATCAAGATCGATGTCGAAGGATTTGAAAAGGAGGTGTTGTTGGGTGCACGTGAAACACTCAAGGCATCCGGGTACCCTCCGATTCTTTTTGAGAGCTGGGGTCAGTGGAAGGAAAAGGAGGGGGTTCCAGCCATGCAGATCCGTACTGACTTATTTGAGACCTTTATCGAATTGGGTTATCGACTCGAACCGGTGGACGGCGCTCAAGACACTTTCCTAGCCACGTACTCCATTTCAGCTTCAATCTCGGACTAGAAAACTTTGCATTCCATTCGTCAATTGAATATGACGAACCCATACTCACATTACACCGTCCACAAATCGGAAGGAGGTTCTCGATTGTCGTCTTGCCTCCCTTGGATTCGGGGATATTATGACCTGCTTGAAAATCAAACACACTTATTTCGTTCATACACCACTTGACCTTGCATTTGGATGAAAACCTCTGCCCTACGTGCACAAGCCATACCTGTTCTCGTAAGGCCTTTGGGATCTTTTGCTTTGTAGACATTTGTATATCACGGATAATAGTGCTTAAATCCTCCAGGACGCAAAAACGGAATTCGCCGTTTGTTTGCGACAGTCGGGTATCCAAAAATGTCCATCGTTATTTCCAACTCTATCCGTCACACGCTCCAGAAGATGAACGAGTCCCCTATCACGCAGATCACCGATGTCAACTCCGAGGGCTATCGGATTGTGACTCTTACATGGCCCGAGAATACCAACAAGATCTTCAAGTTTGAGATCTATCACGAAGAGGGATGTACGCTGGCATGCATTCTCGAGCGCGAGGTTGTCACATACGGATGGGGTGAGACCTTCATGACACACTTGTATGCAACGGTCGATCTATACGATAAGATGCCCCAGCTCGAGGACGTTTACGAACAACCCGTGGCGTAAAATTTACACATACGCGTTCCACTGATTCACTTGGAAGGGTGTAGGGTGACCTGTCAGCGGGGGCGACACGACAGGAGGCGGCGGCATGCTATTCGTGCGCTGGGCATAGGACGAATCCTCTGTAGCAATCGTACGCGACGTCTTCTCGATATCACCGCCATAGTAGTCGATATTCTCAAATTTTTCCTTGTTGAAAAAGACCATTGACACGGCAATGGCTGCAAGTGCTAACAGTAGAACAACCTGATGCTTCATTACTTTAGATTGCGCAAAAAGTTACGCAAGTTCGTCAAGATCGAGTCCGAGTGCGATGCGGGGTACGTGGTAAAGTGATCACTCATCATCAACCAGTAATTGACTTCCCATGTCAACTTGGGGGAGTGTTCCCGTACAAGTTCACCCTGTCTCTTGGCTGCCGGACGGAAAACGTGTCGAGGTCCAATCAAGAGCGACCCCAAAAACACCCAGTGCGCGACTTCCCATACTGTATAGGCCCAAGTTGATCTTGCAGGCCATTGGGATTCGTCGTTCATAGGCCAATGCCCGGCTGCCAAGATCGTATCAGGGACTTTATAGGAAAAGGCGATTTCACGCAGTGCATTTCCAGCTTCTTCATTGTCCTTGATCATGTGAAAAATACCAAAATCAATCCAGGCAACAAAGGGTGTAGGGCACGTTTCTGCTGCTTTCGCGAGTAGATGGAGCTTGGACAGCTGCATGGAAAAGTATTCATCCGTGTCCTTGACTTGATCGCGGTAACACGGAAGGTCTCGACCCCGGATCACGTCCAGTGTAACGTATTCTGGAATTTGCACATTTCTGAACTTTTTAACAAGAATCTCTCCCTGGACACGGAACGCCACGTCCAGGTAGAGCCATATGGGAATTCCTGTACTTGCAAGGCGCTCAAAATGCGCAAAGTACGTTTGAACATCGCGATAGACTTTTTCGTGTCCGGGCGAATAAAAGGCCGTGACAAAGGTTGTCATTATCTAGTCAAAAACGAACTGTCTAGATTCTTGCAGGAGTAACAAGCAATGGAGACTGCACTCGTTACACTTCAAACGATCCTGGGCCGCAGGAAGCTCGATACGACAGTTGAGCGCGTTACGACCGACGACCTCGATGCCGCTAATCTGTATACACTCGGTAAGCGTCTGGTGATCTTTAGTCAGAAGGAGAAGATCATTGCAAACGATATTGGAAAGTACCTCAAGTACGCGGGGGATAACGGATACACGGAGGGAACCATCGTCGTGACCCTCTCCAAGCCGTCAGAGAATGTGCTTCTGGCAATGAAGTCACATGCCAAGAACAATGTTCAGTTCTTTACGATGCAGGAGCTGCAGATCGACATTACGCTTCACCGTAGTCATATGCCGCATCGCATTTGTACGCAAGAGGAGGTGGCAAAGCTCTTGGAGAAGAGAAAGATCGTCAACCCGGAGCAGCTGCCCAAGATTGATTCACAAGATATCCAGGCTCGTCTGATTGGCGCTGTTCCAGGTGATGTTGTACATGTTACACGTCATTCAGAGACTACGGGACAGGCTGATATGTGGCGTCTGTGTGTTACAGATGCCTACGCAAATGTTGAGACTAAACAATGAGCCTTGAAGAGTTAAAGGCACGCTACGAGACACTGAAGACGCAAACAATTGCCGAAACGGATCCGGCCAAGCGCCAGGCCAATCTTGATCAACTTATGGCATTGCAGCATCAGATTGCCGAAAAGCTCCACGATCAGCTTGGCTCAAATGGCGTCTCCGAAAAGGTCGATCTGCTCTTGAAGGAACTTGCGACAATCCAGTACCAGTACAATCAAATGCTTCAAAGTACAGACAAGATGGAAACGCTACGCCGATTTCACGAACAGCAGGTGGTTCCGGAACGCGTATACTTTTTGGCTTTTGGTGTCTTGTGCTTGCTCTTGGTCGGAGTTATGTTGCGGTGAGCGACGGCCGCAACACGATTACTAACAAAAAGAGCGCAATCACACAACCAACCTTGAATACGATCGACGTCCACGACACGCTGGTATCCACAAGAGTAGACTGCTGTTTGGCAACGACTTCCTGATCCTTGAGCTCCGGATAGACGCCTTGAAGTTTCTGGGAAGCTTCATGAAGGGATACGATGGATTGATTTTCACCCTGGTACTGGCTCAAGAAGGACTGGACGTATTCCCGGTCTTGTTGCACTCGATCCCGCAATGCATTCAGGGCTGTTTCGATTTGAGTTTGAGCCATTTGGTATGCTGCCAGAGACCCTGCATCGCCATTGACACGGTATGCAGAGTACTGCTGCGTGTAGGTATCGAGCATCTGCTGGAAGTCTGGAGGCATTTGCCCTACGTCTCCAGAGAACTCCGGATTCTTAATATGCTCTCGAGTTGGAATGAGAAGCATGGCGTACAAGGTCAATAAGAGTACCAAGAGAGCGAGGTCCCCAACCATTATCTTGTTGCGCATAAACAAAAATGCCCACACGTCCCTTCTTTGAACCCGGTGCGAATGGAAAGGGCCACATCATGGTAGCCGATGCATCCGACTATACTCGTTTCCTTCGCATGGCTGCCGTGACTGCGACAACTGCAGTTCCCCAGGGAACCCCGGGACCGACCTTCAATCATGGTATCCCCGACGGGAAGACAAGCACGATCCAGGCGGAAGTTCGCTTCTTTTCCCAGATTTATGGACAATTTAACTCCGCCGCCAAAAATCGCGGTTAGGTATAATGTCGTGCCCAACTGGCTTTGTACTGGGATTGAACAATTCATGTCACGTAACGTGTCCCCAGGACTTTAAGTATGTGCAATCGTCTGGCGGCTCATCGTGCGTGTACACGTCAAATAATCAATATTCCTTCAGCCTGAACGATCTACCGGTTGCCGGAAATGCATCGTCCTTCACAGACGAGCAAGCACGCGTGGGCTCTGCATTGACGGAACTTCTCACGAAAATCCAGGACGATACGCTGGCGAGTCAACAGCTTCACATGATGGAAAGGTCGAATCCCACAGGATCATATGGCGTAATTCAGTCCCAGCATGCCGCCATTGACAAACTGGATTCTGCGATCGCGGCGCTGAAACCTCCCCGTCAACCGACCCAGCCGTACCCGGACATTAATCTACTCCGCGAAATGGTCAATGCATCTGATTCGAAAACATTCCTACTCTTGCAAATCGCCGCCTTTACTGTCTTTGTGTGTATCTTCCTGTACCTGATCCTTCCAAAGGAGTTTGCACACTTTATCGTCTTCCTGATACTGTGTAGTACAGTGGCAGTTGGAATAAGTCTTTCCAGTACATAATGGGGAACTGTCCGTCGGCCAATGCGATCCCAGGGCCTGCACCGGGCACATGTGTCTTAAAATGCCCAGCTCAATTTCGTTATGACGTGGCTCGAGGATGTGTATCCATTGTTGACCCAAGTGTATCCTTTTTGCTTGAGCCAATTCCCTGGATTCCATGGGCCGATGGAAAGCCTCCGAATCCACAGATTCAATCGATCGACCAACTGCAGACTGTCAATCCGTCCCTGTACGCACAGTATACGCAAGCAGTTACCAAGTTCAATCAAGAGGCGGGTGTAGCTCAAGGACGGATTGACCACAGCGCACAGGCTCGAACACTGTTTGATCGGATGCAGGCGGCCGAGAATGTGTCTGACCAGTTCCCGGATGCGTATCAGCAAGCCCGTATGGACTATTATTCCCTTGTCAAGGGACCCCAGTGGGCTGAAGGCGAAAAGTCGCGTATCGGAAACACAGAGGCAAGGGACAAGACGGAAAAGTACTCGCACGACTACCAGTCCCTTCAAGGTCAGCTGAATCAACAGCAGACGTTGATTGACTTGCTGAATTCATCCAAGGACAAGGTGTTGGGCGTTGCCGATGATGTCCAGCAATCCGTCACGACCCTGAACAAGCAAGTTGAAGATGTTCGTAATCAGATTGCCATGAACACGATTCAACACTCGAGCCTCAAGACGAAACAAAGTTGGCTCATTTTCGCACTCAATGCCCTCATTGTCATTCTGATCGTGTATGCATGCTTCTTGCTGGTCTACCGGTTCATGGGCGGTAGAAAGGAGACTGCTAAAGTCACAACGTTTTACAATGGAGGTCCAGGACGCCCGTACTATACTTGATTTTCAGAAAGCAACTTTCTGCGGCCATCCCCGCCAACACGTTCGCAAGGTCCTTGTACAAAACATCGGCCTTGGGAATGCGGATTATGCATGTTACTGGTCTCTCGAGCTCTTGTGTTCAGGTCTTGTGCACACGATTTGGGATGCCATGTTCGAGGCAGCTGCCCTCTCCATCAATCGAGCCCAGCCAAACGTCTTTTTGTTTCTGGCACAGGCATATGAATCCTATGTACCGATCGAGAATGGATTCGCAAGCATGAACATGACCGAAATCCGGAATCATCCGGATGCCCGTCGGATTATTTGCGATACAGTGGCCACCCTGGCCCTCTGTCGGAAAAACAAACTTCCGTCCTTGCCCACGATCAAGCCTAAACATGACTTTGATCCATTGACACTCCAGGAAACGATCAAGGCTCCTTCCCACTTGTTCGGCAAGGTTGTGTTACGCCCTTCAGATCCCATGACGATTGCGATTCCAATCAATGAATTCTGTTATTGTCT